GTTATTAACACGTTGTTGGGAGAAACTAATTCGTGTAGCTTCCGCCTTTTCTTCTGGGTTAGGAAGCACTAATTCATAATCAGTAATCCCGAAAGCTTCTAGTAATCTAGGGAACACTTTATCTTTAAGACGGCGTTGATCACTTTCCACTGTTCTACCCATTACTACAAGCTGAGAGGTTTGAGTTGACATGCCCCCGAATGAGTCGGGGTTACCCTGCCATACGGGTGTAACTCCCCATATAGCAGCAATTCGTTCTCTAATTTCATCCTTAATTGGCAGATAATCCATTTCCTGAAGGGTGTGGAATAACCGAACCATGTCAACTCGACCACGTTGGTTACGAGCACTTACCGCAATCATAGGAACATAGTTAGGGTCTTTACGTGTTTCTGCTTGAATAATAGCTCGCTCACGTTTTAGTGCCTCTGGGTCATCAGTCTGGACCATCAACATGGATGCGGGCATTTTACGTTCAAAGAAGTATCGGTATAGGTTTTTATCCATACCTATTAAAGTCAAAGCCTTTTCAAAAATAGTGAGTATGGGAGACATGCCATATGTTTCAGTTGGAGTAAACTTTGAAGTATGTATAATCTCGCTCTCTAAGAAATAAACAACTTGAGTCCGATGTAGGAACCTGTACATAGCTCCTCTAAGTTCTATTCCACACGGTTCTCCTTCAGACCCGTCCTCTAATTGTTCGGGAATCTTACATTTACCGGGAGATTCAGTGATTGCTTCACGATGAATTGGGCAAATAAAATGTGTGTTACTGGGTAACCCCATTTCATCTAGGTCAAATTCTATCAATGCGGGGTTCATTCTTCGAATTTCTACTACTTTTGAAGATATTTTATTCTCTTCATCTGCAACATATTCTTTTACCAAATAAAGAAAGGCATCGTCAATTGTATTGACATCAAATTCAAACAGCCTAAGTACTTCTTCTAACGTCTGTCCGAATTGATTAGCGTGACTCATTACCTTTTTAAGGCTATCTAGCTGTTTCCTGTCTGGGTCGTCTGTAATAGCAGAAAAAGATAGCCCTTGCCTGAATACCTCATTAATAATATGTCCTATGGGGGCACGGATTTCTTCAACTGTGTAAGAAATATTCTGTAAGTCGGAGATTAGTTGGCGCCTATACGCCAGTTGATTACGTATATACGAGTTAGCAATATAATCAACACCGAACTCAGGGCTTCTTCCCTTTTCCCTATCATCCACGCCTTTCATTATGAGATTTTCGTTGAAGTTTGCTAGCGATTCTAGCACGGAGGAAGCTGCCTCTCGTTTTTGTACGAAAGAACTACCGGGTCCGACAAACTCATCTAAACGCATTAGTCATTAAGTCCTATCATGTTTTCCGCTTGTGCCAAATTAGCTAATTGTGTAATAATCATTTTCTTTATGAAAAAGCTCTCCGATACCTCACTGGACGGAGAGGGTTGTTGAATATTCGATTGAAGTGCTTTAGCAGCTTGTAGTTCATCATCTAAGGTTATAAGTTGCTCACTTAGGCTTTCATTTTCTCTTTCTAAAACAATTTTATCGGCTTCAAATTCGTCAACTTTAACTTCTAAGGCTTGAATTTCAGCAATAGCGGCACTTTGTAAGTATCCTCCTTTAGTTGCCTCGCGTATAACTGCTAAGTACTGCCCCTCTGTAAGTAAAGTTACAGCGGCATGACTATCTGGGATATCCTCGCTATCTTCTATATTGCTTAGGGACTCATCCCATGAATCTAGAACTCTCCACGTACCTGATGAATCTCTTTTGGCTACATACTGAAGGTCGTATGTTTTGGTTATTCTGTCTGACACTATATCTTGATTACTCACGAGAGCCTCCTAGTCTTTATTCTTTCTTATTATACTGTTAATGCAACTGTTTTATGCAATATGACATTTTGACCACCCACAACTTTTGCAGGTGGAACATCCCGACTCCTCTATAATAAAGGGGGTAGCACAACAATTCTTCTCTGAAACAGATAATTCTAACCACTTTAAATCAGAGGGCGCATCAGAATATAAAGTTTGAAGTTTAAATTCGTTATCCGTCTCTGAAGCCATGGCTGGTATCATGACTAACTGGGATAAATCCATACTTTCTTTATTAGATTCTTCTTTAGTCTTTGACACTAGAACCTCCTTGTCACGAGAACCAGACCTATACACCGTAATGCCTTTACAGCCAGTTCTCCACGCTTCCAAATAAGCCGTTGCTATATCTTGGGATGTTGCATCATTGGGAAAATTAATTGTTTTAGATATCCCTGCGTCACAATATTCTTGGAAAGCTGCTTGCATGCCCACATGAGACTTGCCGGGTATATCAGCAGAGGTTACAAAAACTTCTTTCGCCCACTGTGGAACATCATCTCTATCCTGAAGGGAGCCACCGTCAGCCACATATTCCATTAAGTCTTCAGAATAAAACCCTGAATCTTGGGCTGTGGTTTTAAAATACTTGTTTGCATAAAAGAATTCCTGCCCCTCAAGTACGTTTTGTTTACGCCAAACTAGGGCAAAGGTAGGTTCTATACCACTCGATGTATCCGCAAGCATAGAAATAGTCCCTGTGGGAGCTACTGTAAGACGACAGGCGTTACGATATTGAGAGTCATCTTGTTTAGCGTACTCACTACGATCCCATGCAGGGAAAACCCCACGTTCCTTTCCTAATTCTAAAGAAGTATCGTCTGCTATTTCTTGTATGTATTTCATAATAGCTGCCCCAACTTCTCTGCCGATCTTTGTATCGTAGCCTATCTTCAACTTGATAAGCAAATCTGCAAAGCCCATAACTCCTAAACCAATTTTCCTAGTGGATTTAGTCATCTTCTCTATTTCTGGGGTGGCATAATAATTTGCGTCAATAATATTATCTAGGAATCTAGTAGACAAGCTAACTACAGAAGCTAGTTCTTTCCAGTCCAATAGGTCCTGCCACCTTTTATTCTCCGAGGAACGATAAAATTTAGCTAGGTTAATAGACCCTAAATTACAAGATTCATTGCCTAGTAAGGGCTGTTCGCCACAAGGGTTAGTTGCTATCATATCTCCGTACTGTTCCTTAACTTTATTGTCACGGTTTATACGGTCAAGGAAAACCATTCCCGGCTCTCCGTTTTTCCACGCACCCTCAACAATCTTGTTGAAAACATCACGGGCATCATGTTCCCCAACAACTGAATGAGTGTTTGGGTCGATTAAGGGGTAGTGGACTCCCGCCGCAACAGCTTGCATGAAAGCGTTGTCCACCCCAATAGAGATGTTAAAATTATGAATATCACCTTCCACTGACTTGCAGGATATAAACTCAAGAATATCAGGATGATGAACATCCAAAATAGCCATGTTTGCTCCATCTCTCTTACCTCCCTGTGTGATCATTGATGACACACGACTTAACGTCTTTAGCACTTCGATAGGACCGCAAGCCCTTCCATGGGTTGATGCAATATTAGCTCCCCGTGGGCGTAGCTTAGATAAGGAAAAACCCGTACCACCGCCAAACTTCTGAACCATAGCGGCGTCAGTCGCACCTTTCATAATTCCTTCCATGGTGTCCTCCAAAGGAAGTACGAAACAGGCTGAGAGTGTCCCTTGATAAGTACCAGCATTCATCATAGTGGGAGAGTTGGGAACAAACTTTAAGTCATCCATCATTTCAAAAAATTCATCTGTAACTTTTTGGACTTCAGGTTCCGACTTGCCATACATTTGTTCTATCAAACCTACGGTTTTCGCAACACGTTTAAACATGTCAGTGGAATTCTCAACTGTCTCCCCCGCTTTATCTTTTAAGTAATATCGTTTTTTTGCAATTGTTTCGGCTTGGGGGGTAAGATCAGCCATGTATTTGAGCCTCCGGTTTCATTCTTCTTTTCGCGAACCACATTGTAAACACAAACGATTATTTTGTACCCACATTTGTGGAACGCACATGTCTTCCTGACAGTCAGGATTGGGACCTTTTAACCGTATATCATCTTTGGGGATACCTTCATTATACTCATTATTTCGATCTTCTGCTACCTTGAAAAGGTCAGTTTCTTTGTCATTTACAGCTACATCTAAACTATGTGTAGTGGGTTGCTTAGAACCATCTATATCACCTACCCAATCTAGAACATTTCCTATGTTAGTAAACCCCATAGATGTACTATCATACACTGCTCGGAGAGCCATGGCAATAGAGAAAAAGGCATCTCCGTGACCCTCTACTGTATCTGGAGCCTTTAGCTCATTATTTACCGCAAGTATCTGTGAGCGCTGTCGTTCGTCACGTAACAAACGTAAGTTACCAGAATGAACATATTCTTCAAATATTTGTGACATTTCATTTTTAGACTTTATAGAGAAGTGCATAGGATACCATTTATTGTCAAGACCTCTATCTTCTAACTCTCCACGGGTATTATCATAAAAAGCATAGTCTAAATCAAAGTTTTCTACTAAAGAGTTCAGATACTTTACTTGAGCAGTGAATTCCCAATTATCAAGCCATGACTGATGAACTTGAGATATAACCCCTTTATACTCCTCAAAAATTACAATATGAGTAGGGTTACGTTTTTTGCCCACATCACACCCAGCATACAACCGTGACCCCGGCTTCTTATAAAAAGTCTCGTCAGGGGAGTGGTTTTCTAGATTCCCGTCTTCACAAGACAGTATATCCTTAGCATCAAAATACGCCTCGTCACTAAACGCAGGTTTAAGTAAAAACTCTGAATCAAACGCTTTGGGCTTGGCACGTTGAATTTGTAGCAAATCTGCTTCTGAATAACGTTCGGGAAATAGCACTCTACGGTCAGGTTCTGGGTCTAGGGCGGGCATGCGACGCTGGAAGAAGCGTTCATCGTTCTCCAGTACCGACAGGAGGTCAGAGGGGGTCTGCGGGGTTCCTACGACAACTGTAGGAACTCCGGGGTTGGGAATGAAAATAGCCTCAGTAAGAAACTGGTTCTCTACTTTTGATAGGTTAGCTAAGTTCAAACCCGAATCTGGGTCTCTGAGTATGTCATCTGCTATCATTCCGCCATTTACATGTAAGCCACGTTTGAAAGAGAATACTCCACCACGAATAATTTCTACTATGTAATCATCATTAATGGAATATCTAAAAGTATAGTCTGAACTAGCGTTTTTATTCGACATCCACTGATT